GAGCAATTGAAACGGCATTGAACAAGGACTTGCTTCTTCCATCGGAAAAAGAGCAGTCTTTTTATTTTGCTTTTGATATGAAAGAGCTAATCAAAGGTGACATTGAAAAACGCTATAAAGCTTATGAAATTGCTATTAAAACTGGCTGGATGCAGATTGACGAGGTTCGATATTTAGAAGATCAGCCTCCACTTGGTTTAGATTTCATTAAGCTGGGCTTGCAAGATGTCTTATATGATCCAAAAACAAAGACAATTTACACGCCAAACACTAATAAAACGGCTGATATTTCAGAAGGTGGCCAGGTATCCGAGAAGGGAGGTGAAGAAGTTGAGGATTGAAATTAGAGAAAATCAAGTATTACTAGATGGCTATGTAAATGCTGTTGAGCGCGAAAGTCGCGTTTTACCTTCACCAAGAGGTCGTTTTAAAGAAAAAATTCGTGCTAAAACGTTTGAAAGAGCTTTAGATAAAGCTGAAAACGTTGATCTATTATTCAATCACGACAAAAACCGTAAGCTTGGATCATTACAAGAGGGTAATTTGCAGTTGTATGAAGATAACATCGGGTTACGCGCTATCGCTCATGTGTCTGATGAAGAAATTATTCAAAAGGCGAAAGACGGCAAGCTAAAAGGCTGGTCATTTGGTTTTGTTGATAACAAGCCATCGTGGGAAGACGGAGAAGACGGTATTCAGAAACGCACATTAGAAGACATCGAGCTATTAGAGGTGTCTATTTTAGATAAAACGCCAGCTTATGTTGCTACTTCAATTGAAGCTCGCGGAGAAGATCAGACGATTTCAGAAACTCGCGGTGCAGATTTCAAAGCCGAGATCGAGAATCGTTCAGAAGAAACACGTTCTAAAAAAGATATTGATTACTCATTGTATGAAAAACAAATTGAGCTTTTAAAATTGAAAGGTGGAAAATAAACATGGAAAAATTATTAGAAATGAAAAATGTACTTGCTACACCGGTGATTGAATATCGTTCAATGCCTACTCTAGTAGAACAACGAAACAACTTACTAGATGAAATGGATGGGTTATTAAAGAAAGCGAAAGAGGAAACTCGTGCTTTTTCAGATGAAGAATCAACACGTTTTGAAGAAATCAAAACAGAGATTTCTAAAATCGATAAAACTATTAAAGCTGAGGAAGAAGCACGTTCTTTTGACAAAAAAGTACCTGCTAAACAAGCTGAAAAACGTACTCTAGAAGAAGCTGAAACACGCGCTTTCGATAACTACATTCGTGGTTTAGTGGAAGAACGAGCAGATGTTAATTTAACTGTAGGTGCAAACGGTGCTGTTATCCCTTCAAGCATTGCCAACAAGATCATTCAAAAGGTATATGATATTTCACCAATTTATCAATTATCAACTCGTTATAATATCGGTGGATCATTAAGTATTCCTTATTATGATGAATCTGCAGGAACAATTGAAATGGCTTATGCAGATGAATTTGTGGAATTGGAATCTACAAGTGGAAGATTCACTTCAATTGAGTTAAAAGGCTTCTTAGCAGGTGCATTAAGTAAAGTGTCTAAGTCACTCGTTAATAATGCTCAATTTGATCTTGTATCATTTGTTGTAGCGAAAATGGCTGAATCAATCGCAAAATGGATTGAAAACCAATTATTAAACGGTACTCAAAATAAAATTACTGGCCTTTCAACTGTAAAGCAATCTGTAACTGCTGCAGCTGCTACAGTATTAACAGCAGATGAATTAATTGATGTTCAAGAAGAAGTACCTGATGCTTTCCAGGGCAATGCCATTTGGATCATGAATAAAACTACTCGTAAAGCTATTCGAAAACTGAAAGATGGACAAGGCAATTATCTATTAAACAAAGATGCCACAGCTCGTTGGGGCTATACTTTACTGGGTAAAGATGTTTATACATCGGATAATATGTCCGGTATGGAAGCAGGTAAAACAGCAATTTACTACGGGGATATGTCAGGCCTTGCAGTAAAACTTTCTGAGAATGTTTCGATTGAAATTCTACGAGAAAAATATGCTACTCAACATGCAATTGGTGTTGTTGGTTGGATTGAAATTGATTCAAAAGTTGAAAATGAACAAAAAATCTCTAAATTAGTTATGAAATCAGCGTAGGGGCTATACACTACGCTTCTTTTATTGGAGGTGACAGAATGAAAGTAAAAGCGCTTGTAAGCTTTTCGGGTAGCGTCACAATGTCAAAAGGTGAAGTTAAAGTGCTACCAAAGAATGTGGCAGATGACTTGTTACAAGCTGGCCACGTAGAGGAAGTTGTTGTGAAAAAGCAGGTGAAAACTGATGCAGGTTAGTGAAATTACGCCAAGTGAACTGGCTAAATATGCGCGAGAGGATGAAACGGATTCAGATGTCCTTTCAGCTTTTACGCTTATCCTATCCGCTGTAAAGGCTTATATAAAAGGCTATACAGGGCTATCAGATGAACAACTGGACACTAAAGAGGATGTTTCTATTGTTGTTTTTGTACTTTCAAATGAAATGTATGAAAATCGTGTCTTTACTGTGAAGGATAGCAATGTAAATAAAGTTGTTCAAAACATTTTAGATATGCATTCTATTAATTTACTTTGAGGTGAGATTATGAATCCTGGAGATTTAAGACACAGAATTGAAATCCTCACTAATCAAAAGGCCAAAAATGAATTGGAAGAAACCATTTATAAGTTTCTACCTGTAAAAAAAATATGGGCTGCAATCATTCCACAAACTGGCTCGCTACAAAAACAAGTAGCTGATACAGTCCTAACGAATGTTACACATAAAATCATTGTTCGATATAACGCTGGCAAAGACATTACAAAAGATATGCGTATCAGATATAAGGGTCATGAGTTTGAAATCAAATATGTTCTCAATCCTTATTTTAAGAATGAAACACTTGAAATCTTTGTCCAGGAGGTATTGAAGTGAGCATTCAAATGAACGGTTTAACCGACTTTCAACGTGATTTATTTGATGTAGCAACGAAAGATTTACCTAATGAAGCTCCAAAACTGATGCGTAAAATTGGCACAAAAGCCAGGACAACCGTAGCTAAGAAATCTCGTAGCCTTGTAAAAAAGAAAACAGGTGGGTACCACAAGAAGTGGAAACGAGGAAAAGTCTTTGTTGGTTATCATGGTGAATTAGTTGTCCGCGTTTATAATTCGTCACCACATGCACACTTAGTCGAAGATGGCCATTGGATGGTTGACCATGATGGCAATAAAACAGGCGATTTTGTGCAAGGTAAAAAGCCATTAGATAAGGGTATGCGTGAATTTGAATCCTCAGGTGACGTTGAAAATGAAACGGTGAAATGGCTAGATGAATTGTTGAGGAAAAGGAAACTATGATTACTTTTAAGCAAATTAAAACGACAATAAACAAGAAATTACAATCGAACTTTATTAATATTGATGTTTCTAGTAAATCAGCAAATGAAGGCTTTACTCGGCCATCATTCAAAGTGCAATTAGATAATGTGAAACGTGAGGGCTATTTGACACAAGTTGAAAAGTCTTGTACGGTTCGCATTTTTTATTTTCCTACAGATGAAAATGATAATGCTATTGAATTGTTAGATGTTCAAGAAGCATTAGGTAATTTATTCGATCTTAAACTTTCTGTGGAAGATCGCCATTTGGATATAGCGGAACCTAATTTTGATGAAATAGATGGTGTGCTGCAGTTTGAATTTGATCTTCAATTCTTTGATGGTCGTGAACCTGGTTCGGGCGTTGATATTGGTGATGAAATTAAAAACGGTAAAGATTTCTATGAAAAACATCCAATTGAGCTTATGGGCGAAATGGATTATGAGGAAGGGGATTAAAGAATGGGCCTACCTGAAATAAATATAGAGTTTATTGGTAAAGCCGTTACAGCGATCAAGCGTAGTCAGCTTGGGATTGTTTCATTGATCTTAAAAGATGATGTGCAAACAGTGGACACATTAACATACAAAAGCATTGAAGAAGTGCCGACAGATGGATGGTCGCCAGCTAACTTAGATTACATTGAGAAAACTTTTATGGGTACACCAAGCAAAATTATTGTTGAACGTTTGCCAACAACTGCAGCTGATTACAACGCGGCATTAACACGGTTAAATAATAAACGATTTAATTATTTGGCCATTCCAGGGATTGAGGACAAGGATACGACAAATATCGCTTCTTGGATTAAATCAAAGCGCGTAAACCAAAAGAAAACATTTAAAGCAGTATTACCAAACTGTGAGGCAGACCATGAAGGAATCATAAACTTCACAACAACAGGAATTAAAGTTGGTGAAAAAGAGTACACAACTGCAGAATATACAGCTCGTATTGCTGGCATCATGGCAGGTTTACCATTTACTCGATCATCTACTTATTTCGAGTTGAATGAGGTTGATTCAATCAACGAGCTAGAAGATCCAGACAAGGCCGTTGATGATGGTGAACTTATCCTTATCAATGACGGTGAAAACATTAAAATTGGCCGTGGTGTGAACAGTCTTACAACAACAACTGGAAGTAAGACAGAAGACTTTAAATCAATTCGCATTATGGAAGTACAGGACATGATTAAAGATGATATTGCCATGACATTTGATAAGTATTACGTGGGTAAGCTCAATAATATTTACGATAATCAGGTGCTATTTATCAGGTCTATTAATGCTTATTTTGCAGGTCTTGGAGATCAAGAAATATTAGATCCTAACTTTGCGAATAAAGCAGAGGTACATGTCCGTAAACAACGTTTGGCATGGGAAGGAATCGGCACCGACACTACTGAATGGGACGACCAAAAAGTAAGAGAAATGTCCTTCAAGCGAAATGTATTTTTAGGTGGGAACGTAAAAATTGTGGATGCTATGGAGGACTTAGATTTAGATATTGCAATCTAAGGAGGATTGACACATGGGTAAATTAAAATCTAATCGCGTTATTAATGGCACATATGGCAGCGTATGGGTGAACAACGAAAAATGGCTCGACATTGAGGAGTTTGAAGCTAAAGTTTCCATTGATTACGAAGATGTAAATATGGCCGAAGATCCAGCAACTCATAAAAAGATGCTTGGTTGGTCAGGTGAGGGAACATTAAAAGTCAAAAAGGTATATAGCCGAGGTGCAAACTTACTTGCTGATGATGTAAAAAAAGGTATAGTGCCTGATGTAAATATTGTCGGAAAATTAGCTGATCCTGGAGCGTTTGGATCGGAACGAGTAACCATTGACGAGGTTACTTTTAATGAATTTATGTTAATGCAATTTGCACAAAAAACGGCAGGTACAGAAGAATTACCATTTAACTTTGCTGATTATGATTTCATTGATCGAATTACAGCCTAAAACATATATCGGAGGGAATCCAAATGACTAAAAAGGTAAATAAACGATTAACACTAACGGACTTGATGAAAGAGAAAGAAAAGTACCAGGTGAAGGATGATGTCACAGAGGTTGCACTTGTGGAACGATTGGGCGTTGAAGTAGTCTTGCGTAAACCTGAAAAATCTTTATGTATAGATACCATGAAAATGTCTAGGGATGAAAACAATGATACGGATGCTGACGAGTATATGGTGTATAACACGATGGTGGAACCAAATTTAAAAGATAAAGAATTACAAAAGGAATTTGGCTGCACATTACCAACTGATATTGTATCTAAAATTTTTGAACCAGGTGAAATCTCTTTGCTGTCTGAAATTGGTTTCGAACTTGCAGGATACAAAAAGGGCGGAGTTAAAGCTATAAAAAACTAATTGATAGTGATGATGATTTTTATTTTCTTCATCACTATATCCAACGTGGTTTTAAACCTGAATATCTTCTTAATCTTGACTATGATACAAAGCTTATAATGATGGCTAGCATAGAAAAACATTTAGAAGAAAAAGAAATGGAAATGAAAGCTAGAGCGCAAATGCTTTAGCTTTTTTCTTTTATAAAAAGGCGGTGAGAAAGTGGGCAGAAGGGTAATATCTGCAGTCTTGTCATTACAAGATCGTGATTTTTCTAGCAATTTAAGACGTGCCAGTGATCGTTCAGATGATTTTGGCCGAGGTATTACAAGAGTAGGCAATCAAATAGAACGATTCGGCAAAGGTGCTTCAAGGGTATTCAAAACGGTTGGGGCTGGCGCGGCTGCTTTGGGTGCTGCAGGTGTTGCGGCATTAGGGGCTAGTGTTGGTAAAACTATCTTGGACATGGGTAGCTCTTTGGATATGCTACAAGCCCAAACTGGCGCAACGGCTGGACAAATGGAAGTGTACGGAAGTGCTGCAAAAGAAGTATTCGGCAAAGGGTACGGTGAAAATATTGATGAAGTAACAAATTCCCTAGCGCGAGTAAAACAAAATATGCACAATATTGATAATGGTGAACTTAGTAATGTTACTTCTAAAGCAATGTTATTAGGTAAAACATTTGATTCTGATGTAAACGAAGTCACTCGAGGCACTAACAATATGATGGAAGCGTTCGGCATATCTGCAGATAAAGCATTTGACTTATTTACTGCAGGTGGCCAACGCGGATTGAACTTTAGTAATGAAATGTTTGATAATGTCGCAGAGTATTCTTCTTTATTTGGCAATATGGGATATAGTGCCGAGGAATATTTCGGCATCATGGAGAGAGGCGCAAAAGCTGGCGTATATAACCTAATTTTACTGGGCTTTAATGTAGTAATACATTATTGGAACTCCTTTAATTGCTGGAAACTCCTTAGAGCCTTAACTACCAAAGTGTGACAATGTTAAGGATTGGACAATCAGCAGCGAAGCCTATTTTTTTATAGGAACGTTCAACGACTATCTCGAAAGAGAGTACATTCAAGCGAATGGAAAC